CCTAAAAATAGGCGGAATATTCGCTTCATCACCATACATGGCGCGCCTATAGCGCTTGTTTATATCCTCAGCGCTACTTCCCATACGCACCTTATGAAGAGATATGCATAAATAGCGCATGCTGTCAGCAAAGTTACTAAACACATCATGTAATGGCTTGTCCTTGTATACTTTTTTCTTGGCATCAAATTCCTGTCTATAATTTTCTAGCGCCTTGAGTAACGGCGCGCACTTCTTCTGGTCGAACCACATAGTAGGCAACTTCGAACGAACAGCCTCTATACCATCAACAACGCTTATCTTATCAGCCACAACGAATGTAAAGCCTAGCCTACGCGCCTTTTCCCACCTTGTGATGCCTGTACTAAAGTCCATATTTCTTATGTCATGTGGCCCTATGTGCTTGCCATACGTATAGTCTTTAGATTTAAGCACATTTATATAATGCTCCAAACCCTCTTTGTTCTTTTCATAACAATCTATTACACGAACAACGTTGTTAGCAATCTGAAAGAAGATAATGCTCGTCATGTCTCTGCAGCCGATATCCCAGCTGGTATGTACGGGCAATCCAGGCTCCCATGGAACGTCTGCTATACGACCATCTAAGCGCGCCTTATCTATGTATTTAGTATAGTATGCGCCCTCCACGCCCATCTCAAACGACGTCCAGTACTCTTGCAGCTGCAAATCTTCGGACATCTCACCTTCTATGCGCTCACGCTCAATTACCTCAAAAGGGATATGTAATGTATCATCCACGGTTAGCTTAGACACAAACCACGATTGAGGGTTTTCTAGGCCTACGTTATACATCTCCCAAAGGAAGTTGCGGCCACGTGGCGTACTAACAATTAAAGCCCATCCGTCATTTGCAGATAGGATGGGCCTCACGAAGGAGTAAGCGTTTGGATTACTTATTGCAAACTCAGAGAATACTACGCCCTGTGGGTTAGTTCCCACTAGAGCATTATCATAATTATCGGAGCCAATCACCTGAAAAAGAGAGCCGTTTTTGAGCCTGATACGCATAAGCTGTTCGTTCTTAGACTCGATAAGCTCTTCTGGCAAATAGTTGAGTATGCGAAAGCCGTCGTTACTTATGGCGTCCCACAATATACGACGGCCCGAAGAGTATGTTGGAAAAACATAATATATTGTCTGCACTTTTCTTATCATTTCATGGATGCATATATTCCAAGCAGTCAGATCTTTGCCTGCGCGCCTGGGCCATATGCACATAACTTTTTTATAGCCCATGTTAATTATGGCATCAAAAGCAGCCTTCTGATACTCACGTGGTTTAAACTTATTTAGATGTACTTCTGTCTCCGGAGTTAACAACATGCACTCTCCCGTTACCGCTCCCCTTCAGTTTTTGTTAATCAAATATTTTTCTTAAAAAATCTCCTATGTGACGTCTGTAGCGTATACCTAAATACAGTATTACTATAAGTACAATTGCATTGAGGATAATTTCTCCATATATGCGGCACTTAATCCAAAAAGATACAATTGCAATTGTATCTTTAGTTGTTTCTAAGCTTAGAAGCCCTTCCAAGCCTTTCATTGTCCCCCTTCCTCTTCTTTGCGGATCTCTTTTAACCATGCGTACCAATCAGTCATTTTAACAACGTCCGACCCCGGCACTGCATTAATGCGCGTAATATCGAACGTTTTGCCTTTTTCTACTTTGTATGGTTTCGAAACGATATTACTCACCCCATAATCGCCCGAAAATTTTTTAGAACGTTTCATGATTTCGCATCCTTCCTTTGCTTAGGTTTTGGCTTTTCTAGCTCTCTCTTCATAGCGTTGCAATCTCTCCTTAAAAGGGTTAACCGATCGGTTAGCTTCTCTATTTGCTCATAATTGGTACGTGTGGCGCATTGTAGTTCGGCTAGATCGTATACGAGATTCTTAATCTTCTTATCCAGCTTAGCGATATCTTTAGAGTACTGTATATATGATACGTATGTGATTATCAAATCTGCGATTATTAATAAGGCGACAGCTAAAAGTACTACGTTACTTGGATTCATCGTTTTCCTCTCTATGTGTTTTCTTTCCGTTTAAATTTTCTGGCTTCATAATAAATGTTATGCAGCCTTTTTGTTCGCTTCTGGGTTTTTGTTGTTCGGATTCTAATTGATCATGAACTATTTCGGCTATTTCTTTTGGGCAAAATTCGCATAAAGTCCCTTCAAGCAGGACCCTTATTTCTGTTTCTCTGCAGCAGCAGCACTTTTTTCTGAGTGCTCGCATTCCCTTCCTTTAAGTGGTTTGTATTTGGTTCTATCTATCACTTCTTCTGGTTTTTGCACAATTACTTTGATGTTTGCGGTTTTATCTTCTTCGGCTTGTTTACGTTGGTCATGATATGCGTCATCCTGCTTCCATTCTTCTCCAAAGCGGTGTTGTGAATGCAGCACTGCTCCTTTGTCGAGTCGTTTTGTTATAGCGCCTTCCATGCGGCCGTATCCTAGGTAGTATTCGGCTTCTCTGACAGCTTCTCGCAATTGGGGCCATTTTTTTTGCCAGTTATGGAACGTTTGTTTGGGTATGCGCATTTTTCTCAGGAAGCTTCCTATATACAGTCCGTCTTGGCTGCATGCGTATTCTATGAGTTGTTCGCATATGTGGTTTATTTGGTTTTCGGTTGCAGGGTTTTCCTGTAAGTACTGGTAAGCAGCTTCTGTCCCGAGAATTGACGGTAATTTTTTCTTTCTGCTAGGCTTTTTTGTTGTTTTCTTTTTCATTTAAGCCTCGTAATGGTAATTTCGGTTCGTGGTTTGGTGTCGTATAGTTTTTTCATTTTTGCAATGGATATGGCGATATCTTTTTTGTACACTATGCCTTGGAGGGTGTGGTCTACGAAGTTGTATAGTACGTAAGCTGGTGGTGTTTCTGCGTGTGGTTCTTTTGGCTTGCGTGTTTTTGGTTTAGGCATATGAAATGTTACCTCGAGTTGTATTGGTCCGGGTATTAATTGTCGGGGGTTTATAGCCCCTTCCTCGAAGCAGCAGTTTATGAAGTATTTTTCGTGTTGGTTCTTTATTGTTTGTGCAAAGTGGAATCGTCGTTGTTTGTAGTCGTTCCACTCTTGTGGTTCCGGGGTCTCTACAACCTTGCAGAGTGGTATTGGTTCGCCGTAGGTTACGTAGCGAAATACGGTATTTGGGTCTTTTAAGTATTTCAATATCGATCTCCCTTTTGTAGCACTGGCTATGCTTTATTATATCAGTTGGTCCTTTGTATTTCAATTGTGGCATGTCTAGGACATGGGGTACGAATGAAGATAAATCCTCATCCCCTCCCTTTTCAGGAATTATTTCTTGGTTTGCAGGGCAAAGCCCTGCATCCTTCTTAGTGTCTAGGTATGCATCTATGATTTGCAATAGTTTTGGATCTTTTGAGAAGGTGTTCCTTAAAAGGGTGAGTCCTTGTTTGCTCATTTTGTTTGATCGTATGGCTTTTTTTAGTTCGTCATGAGTGTTTGTGGTGTATCTGTACGGATCGTCTTGAGATAATGGTTTTTTGTAGTTGCTTATTGGTTGTGTTGGGGCTGAGTCTTCGTCTAGCGCTTGGTCTGGGTATTGGTATGTTCGTCCGTGTTTCCAGTATGTTACGCCTTCGTTGAATGTTGGTCCTAGTGTTCTTTTGGAGGAGTGGTATACTTTTTTGTATTTGTTTTTGTTTTTGGTGTAGGAGTTTAGGTTATCGATAACCATGTGGCATTTTTTCATATCTAGTGTTTCGCCGTCAGCTGTCGCTGCGGCTTTGTCGTTGTAGTTGGCAAATTGGGTTAGCATGTTCCAGTCAGGTTCGAACTGTATTCGTTTTGCTTCTAAAAGTGCGAATGCATAGAAGTGGTTGAAAGGGTATTCGGGGGTTTTGTCGTAGGTTCGTAGCATTTTGTTATAAGCGTGATATAAGATTTTCTCTGAAAATGGGGTTAGTTTGACTTTGCCGTTTCTAGTTAGCTTCAGGAATTTGAGTTTATGTTCTATGACACTTGGAAAAGAGTTGCTCATATTGGTACCTTCTCTTTATTACTATCTTTTTTTGACTTGCTGAGGTTACTATATGAATAAATGTTTATTCCAACTGAGGGGCATTAAATGTGGGTTTGAAAAGAATATCTCTCACCCTTAGACCCGTGCTTAAGGAGAGAAGAAATCTTTTTTTGTTTGTTGCTTTTGAATGTTGGAGATAATCACTCGGAGAGAAGTTCATGTACTCTGAACTCAAGCCAGATACGCGTTCAAACGTTGATGTGCAAAGTAACTGAGAGTTTTTAAATAAAGGATTTAAGAAGGATTCTAAGTGGATATTGCTAAGCGAAGCAAGGCATAAGTAAGGCGTTAAACAGTTCTGACCAAAAAGGAAGAACTGGCATAAGCCTGCGCATGCCACGTAATGTATTGTCACACAGCACTTTTGCCCTGTCAAGCTTTTTTTTCTCCAATACAGTAGCGTTACAAATAGCCATACAGCACATGCTTTAAAGCAGCTATGGGAGCTACTCAGGCAGAACATGATAGCCCTACCGTATAAAACTTTTCTTTCTGAAACCACATTTCTAACAAAAGTACTAGTTCTGCTAACCAAAGATTCAGTTGTTCATACAATAGGACTAACAATTTTTTATTTATATACAGATTCTCTCTCATATTTATGCCTCACACATAAAAAGGGTAACCCTAACATCAAAGGGTTACCCTAACCAAAAACATTCTACAATTCTTCAAATGAGCTAAGAAGGAAGGGCAATGTGCCATACAGCCATATCACACTCACACATTGCCACATTGTAGTAGCTTTTACTCTTACCAACATTATACCAAACTCATTTTAGAATGACAAGCACTTTTATTAATAAACTTACTTGACAGTTTATCTATTTAATGTTATTATATAGTTAAGTAATCAGTTTAACCCCTATAGAGGAGTATATTATGTCAAACAAAACACCCCTAAAAGAACTAGATGATCAATACGAAAACACAATGCACTTCATAGAACACGTGCTAAAACATCACCTATGCGATCACTGCATAAACGAAATAATAGCCGGATATGAAAGAGAAAAACAACACACCAAAGAAAGCGAATACGATACACTCGCAGAAAAACTAGAAGAATCAATATAAGGATTAACAATGACAATCAAAAAAGCTTCAGATACACTACAAAAACTCCTAGACTTATTCACAACCCTCGGCAAAGAAGCCAAATAGAGGAGTATCCAGAGATGAATGAAAAATACCTATTCAAGAGCGGTAACTTAAAGAAACCAAAAAAGGAAAGACTAATAGAGTTAGTAAACAAACTCGAAAAGCCATATGACGAGATTCACAACATACTAGACGAACTACAAGAATATTGGGAAGTCTGCGAGCCTGCAAGCGACGCATCTAACTTGCTGTCAATAATGATGAGAATAATCATAGAACAGATAGAAAAAAAAGTACGCCCAGAATTATATGGCATATCAACAAGGAAAGATCAATGACAATTAAAAAAGCTTCAGATACACTACAAAAACTCATAGACGAACAACTAGACTTATTCACAACCCTCGGCAAAGAAGCCAAAAAACTACGAGAAAAACTAGACAAAACACACCTAAAGATGTCAGACATACTAAAAGAACTAGAACCAGTCGACGCACTTATTAGAGCGCAGCATCCAGATAAGGTACAATTATTTGACGCACTAAAAGAATTGCAGGAACCTAATAATGAATAAGGATAACCATGGCTATTAACAACAATTCTAGAAGCAGTAGTAAAACTATGAAGTGTCTACAGTGCAGAAAGACTGAACCAAGAGATAGGCAAACAATGTTTTGCTGCAAAAAATGCCGAGATTTATTCATGAACTTAGCTGGGCCTAAAACAGCACATAAAGTATCTATGCACGAACTAGAACTACTAATAGTTCACAACGGAAAACTAAACTATGGAAAATAAAGAACTACTAACAACACACCCCATAAAAGAAATAAAACACTCAAAAAAACTTATGTCTGACAAAATAGATAAAATAATACCAGACCTAATAGCTGCAACATTAAGCATGCCAACTCCAGAAAAAAGCCAATCTGGAAACAGAGGGCCTTACTCAGACCTAGAAGATTACATAAATTGCTGCAAAAAGATATTAGCACAACACAACATACTTCTATACCAGCACCCAGAATACTATTCGGACTTAAAGACACGTATAATGCACTCAACACTATTTCACACAAGCGGACAGTGGCTCGACGCTACCGATATAGCAAATCCAGACCCGGCGCTCGTTGAAGCCATGGCAAAAAAAGGACTGCCATATCAACAAGCTGTAAGTACCGTATTCACATACACAAAACGAAGATTACTACAATCACAGCTAAGCCTAGGATGCGACAACGAAGACTAAACCATGATAAACTATCTCCAGTCATTATTAACAATACTGGAGATAGTACATGGAAGAAGCAAAGAGCATTGAAATACTCGACAAAATAACCAACATAGAACAACTAATACAAAACTTAGACATAAAACCACCAAAAACGATTGCTCCGGCACGCTCTGAATCTATTAAGGACTTGAGCGCTGCGCTAGCAAAAGCGCAAGCAGAGTTTAAAATTGCTGGCCTTACAAAAGAAAATCCATACTTCAAGTCAAGATACTCAGACTTAGCCGAGATAGTCAAAGTATCACGCCCAGCACTAGCCAAAAACGGACTATCCGTCCTACAACAAATAGTACAAAACGAAGACGGAGCAAACATCCTAAACACAATACTACTACACAGCTCAGGACAATGGATAGAGTCCAGAATGAGAATAGTACCACCCAAAAATGACGTACAATCTCTAGGCAGCTACATAACATACCTAAAACGATACGCATACGCATCCCTTGTAGGCGTCGTATCTTCAGACGAAGACGATGATGGCGAAGTAGCCGTACATCAACAACGAAAAGACTTTAACGAAGGCAAAAAACTAAACCACAAATACAATCCAAAAGAACAATCATACGAAACCATTACCAAGGAACAACTAGAAGAAATAAGATACGAACTAAAATCACACACCGACCTAGCCGAAGAGATACTAGAAAAAATGAAAATACAAACACTCTCGGACATCCCAAAGTCTAAATTTCTCACTGCAATAAAGAGAATAAGACAAATCGTACAACTCAGAGACGGTAAATAAAAAGCTTTCATGCACTCCTTAGTATGGGAGAACTGCTTGCTTAAGAGGGGCCACATGGCCCCTCACTTAACCAAAAAAGGAGAAAAAATAAGAATATTTGACAACTCCCCACGAATAAATTCGGGGGATTCATGAACCTTGCGGTTTCACGTTCCTGGTTCGACGATCATTGCCCAAGGAATATGCTTGGTTATCGCTATTAAGTTCCACGTGGGAACTTTTACAGCTTTGAACTAACGCATGTTCCCCAGGTCTCACTTGATCTCCACAGGCGTGGCTTCGGACGTGTCCCGCCCTAGTATTGAAATATTAACACGAAAAGCCTTTAAATGAAAGCTTTTCTGGCATCGTAATGCCCCTGGATTTATCCAGGGGCATTACGATGCGTTTATTATGTAAAAGAGAGTTAATGAGACTTTTTATATTTCAGTCAACAACCAACCTGCCAACCTTGTTCTAAGCTGCGTGGTAAATAAACCTGTAAAACCAACTGTTTTTGTACTACTGCCAACCTTAGCTGTCAAATAAACACGATCACCAGCTTGCAACTCAATAATATCAGTATTACAACAATCAAACTCATATGTAGAGGTCGTATTATCCGTAATAGGTTGAGGATTAATATTTGAATGCGGATAATTACGCGTTAAAGCCCCTGCCGGCCTAAATCGAACCAAGAATACTTCACTATTATCATATGCATTCGCAGGATTAATATTATTAAAAAAAACCGTATAAACAAACTGATAATATCCATCTGTTGGGGCTACATACCAATGATTAGCTGTATCGAAATCATTTCCAAAATTAAACTCAGTAAGATCAAATGGTAATGTATAAGTAGTATTATCTCCAGTAACATTAAACTGACTCGTAGACATATACGCCTGAAATCCCGTAAAGGCGAAAGGCGATGGCTCCCACATAGGCGCCATTCCAGGACCACGAGACGTTAAAACCTCACCATCAACGCCAACCCCGTCAGGAAGATTATCCAAGGCTCCACTCGCATCCCCAATCTGGAGAACATATTGCGTAGTGCCAGATACACTAACCTCAACATTGTTCGATGCTGGAGTACCAGCAGTAGAAATGCTGTTACCTCCTGTAATATCTATATTACCGAGAGCATCTGGCCCAACGGCTCCTCCTACATCGCCAGTTAATGTTTGCACATTACCAGAACCAGTATCAAATTGAACCCATCGAGCTACATTATTATCTTTATTAACCAACATCCAAATATCTTCAGAAGGAGCTGTGCTTCTATCAACCCAAATTGTTCCAACATTGTAGTTAGCATAATCATTCGAGGTAGGCGCCCTATTGTCTGTAAACAACAACGGAGGAGAAACAGGCTCTACACCCATATACGCTAACGGATTCAAACCCGTCCTTCTACTATCCCTTCTTGATGCCATTACACTCTCCTATATTAAACTTGCGCCGCATCGGCATCTCGAGCAGCCCTGTCTTTATAGTCTTCCTGAGAAAACACCAACTTCGCAAACGCATCCTTATCCGTCGGTATAGACTCTACACCTCTAGATGCCAACTTTGGCTCCCACTCTTGCTTCAACCTCTTATAACACTGCTCGTACTTATGATTTATGATATAAAACAAACGACGCTTCACATCATCTTCAAATACATTTGAATTAATATCATTCTTAAGAACATTCTTTTGCGTTTCATTAAGTTCAAACAAATCAACATTGTCTACTTTTACTATCATAAATTCACCTCAAACCGCTAAATACCCACAAAACCAAGTTCCCGCGCCGGTTGCCGGCGCAACAGCAATTACATCAACCGTTTTCGTGCTATTAAAAACACCAATATCCATAGTCGCAATATCCGCAGCATCCATATCTATGAGAACAGAACCACCGACTTGTAACCCATTTGTAACACCAATATTCCCAAAATCACTTCTATCAAATCTCCACAAACCATTTGATGAATCAAATACACCCAAACCCAAGGTATGCGCAGACACTATATCATCGAGCTCGATCTGACCACAAAACAAATAGCGCCCAGTAACAGGAGCTGTAAATGTTCCGTTTGTGTTAAAATCACTATTCTGATCAAACACTTCTGTCATTGCATTGCCACTACCAACAGTAAAGTAGGTGCCATCACCAGTAACATTACTATCAGTAGTTCCCAAATACGCCAAAAACGCTGGCTGCAAGGGCATTGTCCGCTCACCTGCCGCGGACATTACAAATGTATCATTAGAACCAAGCGCACTGCCTTGAGAAATTTTAAACGCATCAGAAGCATCATCATCTACGCCAATACGAAACTCTCCCGTTGTGTTAATATCAAATTGTACAAATGAGTCTCCAGAAGCTCCCGGGTCTACAGTAAGCTCTGCAGACTTATTGCTTATCGCATTTATTTTTGCCATACAATCTCCTTACGCAACTAAATAACCAGAAAACCACGTAGGGGCCCCGCCGCCCAATGTGCCTCCAGCTACATCAATTGTCTTTGCTCCACCTGCAACATCCAACGTTGTAGTTGCTGTATCTGACGCATCCATGTCAACAAAAGCACTGCTTGTATACTCAACAGTTGTACCCATATTTACTATGTCATTTTTATACAACAAATACGTACCATTCGAAGTTACCAATCTCATTTCTCCATAATGTCCAGCACCTACACCGCCTATCTGAAGAGACATGCTAAAATAATATCTGCCTGTAACTGGCGCCGTAAATGTACCTGTGGTAACAAAATCACCACCCTGATCAAACACTTCCGTAAGGGCATTTCCGCTACCTAAAGTATAAACAGTGCCCTCTCCACTAACATTTGAATCTTGTAGAGCAAGATAGCCTAAAAATGCTGGCTGTAAGGGCATTGTTCTCTCACCTGAAGCCGTCATAATAAACGTATCATTAGTACCTAGCGCACTACCCTGCGATATTTTAAACTTGTCAGAATCAGTATCATCTACCCCAATGCGAAACTCACCCGTACCGTTAATATCAAACTGAATAAACGAATCTCCAGATGCACCTGGATCGATAGTTAACTCAGCAGACTGATTATTTATTGCGTTTGTTTTTGGCATCCCTAACCTTTTCCGGAGTATCTGGACTTAAATCAACATCATACCCAGTCTTCTCTTTAATAACCTTCTCTGCTATCTCTTCAACAACATTGTCCGACTTCTTAAAGATAAACCTTGATGCCACACCAACAATAACTGCTCCAGCAACTATCGCTATACCAACTAACTTAATCATAAACTAACCCTCTCTATAATAAGCATATAGGGATTCACTAATCTTCTTGCGCTGATCTTTTGAGAGCCTCTTGCCCTTGTGTGCCTCACTCATTTTAATGCGACTCTCTATTGAGAACTCCCTGCCGGCATTGTGCAGCTTAGAGTGGCACGAACAACACAGCGTCATCCCATTATCAATTTCAAATCTCAGCTCAGGATAATTATCCCATGATTTAATATGGTGCGCACATATTTTATCGGTTGATCCACACTTCACACATTTATAACTATCCCTCTTCCAAACCGCCTGTTTCCAATCTCGGTGCTTTTTGCAATGCCTGCTGGTTGCCTTCTTATACTTAGTTGCCTTCATCTTCGAAATATGCTCCGGACTTTTTTTAATGCCGTTCGTCCTGGTATGCCCCTTCGTGAAACCATTGGTTGGCTTGAAACCAGTATTCCTAAGCCCCTTGTTCCATGGAGGCCCCATCTTCTTGCCCTTGTTCCAGGGGACTCTACCAACGTTGAACCCTGGAGGATTTTTACGCCCCTTCTTAAAGCGCCCAAGATGTGGCTTGCCTGTCGGCGGGTTAAATTTCAAATTATGGCACTTTCTACATCTACCTCTATACCATACTTTTCCGGCTTTCGATTTGCCGTTCCTGTGAAACTCACTCAGCGGCTTTTCAATTTTACAGTCTTTGCATATTCTCATAGTGATTCCTTTCACTATAATTATATCAAAAAACCGTCAACCTATCTATTGCGGCTATACAATTTCAATGTTGCCAAGACTAGAAATCACATTCCACTCCGTATCAGCAACTACACACACTAATTCAACACTGTCCCTTTTTAGGGTAGAAGCTAAATATCCTCCAGCTCCTGATGTTGTTGAAACATCTCCAAAATGTATCTGTTGTCCTGCTCCTTGTACAATCTTCCATCCAGCGTCTGTATTCATACCAGTTACACGTAATACACTTCCAGTTGAAGATGTTGATGGTAAAGTAACGCTCAATAAACCAGCCTTATTACAAATGTAGCCATTGTCGACAACCATTGGATTTAAATCAGAAGTTATAACATTCCACGAAATACCGCCTGAAGCCGTAGATGCTATTGTTATAGAACCAGCGCCATTCGTTACGGTAATATTCGCACCCTGCGTGATAGTAGCCAAGACTGGATCCGCACCAGTTGAGCCAATTGGAATCTGGCCATTTGTAGCCGCTCCTAACGGAGTAACCGCAGCTGCCCCCGAACCAAGCATTAAACTATGATCAGTTATCGTGTTCAAACCTGTACCACCATTAGCAACCGGCAAAATGCCCGTTACCCCGTTCGTTAAATTAATCTGATCCCAGGCCGGAATTGTCGCACCACCACCAGTATTAGCCAAATAACGCGTAGCTGTATTATCAAATGCCAAGGCAGTTATGGTATTAGCAGCAGACCCATATAACACGTCTCCCGTAGCTGCTGTAGCTGGATATGTCGCAGTACTCCATGCAGGATTTGCTCCAGCACCACCCGACATTAAAACTTGATTTGCTGTACCTATAGCCAAAGAATCTAAACTGCCCGTAGCATCTCCAACCTGCAACGCATACTGAGTAGTTCCAGTTAAATCTATAGTAACCGTATTCGCAGTAGTACCATCTGTAGTTATATTATTGCCACCAGCAATCGTTATAGTACCTGCAAGTGGAGATTGGGGCCCAGCTGCGTCTGTAGCAAACGAAATTGCCACTGTACCGCCAGTTTCCATATTTAGAGTATTAGCGCCAGGTGTAAATGCTATCGTTCCTCCTGCGGACGCTATAGTAGCAAAAGCAGGATCCGCACCAGTTGCTCCAATCAAAACCTGACCGTCCGTTCCAACAGCCACTGACGTTAAACTACCACCAGCATTCCCTATCTGAACCGCATGATCCGTTGTACCACTAAGATTAAACGTAACCGTATTCGCTACAGAGCCATCAGTACTAATGTTACTGCCGCCTGCCATAGTGATTGTACCAGCTAATGGTACCACTGGGCCCGCAACATCTGTCGCAAAAGACTGCACAAACATACCACCGACTTCTAAATTCAATGTATTGGCACCCGGCGTGTATACTATCGTGCCTCCCGCAGAAGCCATTGTTGCAAATGCCGGCGCCGCACCAGTTGCCCCTATAAGCACCTGGCCATCTGTTCCAACCGCAGTCCAATTAACAGCAGCTGCCGTACCTGCACCATATGCCACACCATTTGCTGTCATAGTGCCCAATTTTGCAACCAAAGAACTCGGAACTATAGCACGCGTCGTATCAGCTCCCGCTATCGATTCAGCATCAGTTGCCAATTCAACCACACCCTCAGAAGTCGTAGTAGCCGAATCAACCGTTATCGTCAATGTCCATGCCGCCGGATTACCCGTAACCGTTATAGGCGTAGAGCCTAATAAATCTACATTCGAAAATGCATCCGGACCAACTGCACCACCAACATTACCCGTAATTGTATTTATTGGTATCCCCAGAAGACCTCCGGAGAATTTTCCCATTTGCGACATTTAGCGCTCCTTACCGTGTAATGCTGAGACATATACAGAACCACTCGTTGGCGCTGCACCAAGTTGCTTCACGTATACTCGAGTGCCCTCATCAATAAACCAACCGCTACTCGCACCTTTATTAGCAGTAAGATCAAGTATTATATAACTAATACTAGCCAAAGGCACATGATCATTTACTCCGTCAAAGGAGAACCATACGATTCCATCTGTTAAATTTTGTAATATCAGAATACGCTGTGGCTTGCTAAATGCAGTCCCAACACCCATATATGCCGCACCAATAGAACTAAAAGCCAAAGACTTAGCAGGTTCAAATACAGCCCTATTTAATATTCCATACATTATCTATCCTCACTACTACTCAGGTTGATAATATCCTGTAAGATATAACACTCCGGTTCCTGCTCCCGCCGTACTACCAACCCAAACATCTGTACCTTTTTTCAATACAGCAACGTTTGCGTTAGGCTGCGCATTTGCCTGGAAATCTAACTGTAGGGTTTGGCCAGACGGTATATAATCGTTAATAGTAAAACCATCGTAGCTAACTTCAACATCTTCACTAGTATCGTTAATAATACGCAAAATAATACAGGTTTCAGCAATTCCACCAAGAACTGTTACCTTCTGCAGCGCACCGGTAAAAGTTGTTGCATCAATTGTGTCTACTTCAAGGGGTAAAATAAAGCTTTTTGGCATCATTCCTCCTTATTAAGGTATCGCTCAACTACTCAGACTCTTCTCCATCGCCTTTTGCTTCTTCTCTTTTTGCCTTTTCAGCTGCAGTTTTAGACATCTCTATCACCTCTTGCAGCATCTCAAACAAAACATCATAAGATTGCCCAAATGGAGCTCCAATAGGCATTTCAAAAGAATATACTTTTTCGTCAACTTCTTTTACAAGTTTGACAACAGCTTTTTGCGTCATAATAACCCTTTTTAAATGTTAATAATGTTATCAAGTAAAAGCGTATCTTTACTTAACGATATAGAGCAAAAAAAACCCCGACCAATTGGCCGGGGAAAAAAGAAGAGTTTATAAACTCTGAATATAACAAGTTTACATTAAACCGCTAGCACCCAAAATGTAATGATAACATCGCCGTTAAGTGCTGCAGCTCCATTATTCTGACACTGAACTGTAAACGATCCAGCTGCTGGTTGTACCCGCTCTATAGTAAGCCTTGCGTCATTTGCACCCTTATTAGCAACAGTGCACAAAATGGCAGAATTAACAGTAACAACACTATTAGTAACAGTAAACGTAACCTGCGCTCCTGATGCTGTTACTTGCCCTGTAAATGTCCCTACGCCAACGTTTGCATCAATAGTAAGCGCTACACCTGCTACCGAATTAGTTGCCGGAACAACATCGCATATACCAGCTGCTGACAAAGTAATCCCACCTGTACCTGCTTGAATTGTTGTGTCCGCTGCGCCCGTTGTTGTGCCAACAGTTGTTGTATGAGCAATCGCGTTTGTGCCTATGTTAACAGCTCCTGTACCTGCTTCAAGCACTACACTTGTCGCGCCAGATCCATTTCCTACAGTGATTGTTCTAGCTGATGCGCCGGTACCTATGTTAATTGCAAATGCATCCGCGTCAGTTCCTATTCCTATTGCTGCACCAGAGGAGTTGAGCTCAACTACACCTACTGCATCCAATGTAATGGCATCGCCCCCAACAAGGACAATGTCACCAGCGCCTGTCGAAGTAAGAGTTATATGCCCTGTTCCTGAGTTTAGAGCCAATGCTGTCGCACCAGTAATATTACCGATTGTTATAGTTCTTGCGGCTGCTCCAGTCCCCATATTAATGTTTTGAGCTACCGCGTCATTTCCTATTCCTATTACACCTGCACTCGAGTTCAATTCTAGAACACCTGCTGCATCAACTGTAACTGCGTCTGTTGATGTTATGTTAACATCCCCAGTCCCTGATTGAACTATTGTCTGCGACGTTGTGTTTGTACTTCCAAGCGTTAATATATGTGCTGTTGCATCTGCTGCTATATCCATAGCACCTGTACCAGAATTAATAGTAACAGCTCCACCACCAGTATTAAGGTCAAAGTCACCAGTATACGTATTCATGTCAATACCGCCAGTACCAGACTGTATCGCAGTATCAGCAGCTCCAGTGTTTGAACCCACAGTTACTGTATGAGCGGCCGCATCAGTTCCAATATTTACCGCCCCCGTTCCAGAATTTAGCGCTAATGTTGCATCCGTTGTGGTAATCGCACAACCACCTGAACCAGTGTTTATATCAACTGCAGTCGCACCTGTTATGTTACCTATAGTAACCGTACGAGCTGCTGCTCCTGTACCAATATTAATATTTTGAGCAACTGCATCATCACCAACATTTATAGCAGCACCAGAAGAGTTAAGGGACAAGGCACCCACGGCATCAACGTCTACTGCACCACCGCCATTGATAGTTACAGCACCTGTTCCAGCCTGTATGGTTGTAGCCCCTGCGCCGGTTGTTGTTCCTACAGTTACTGTATGCGCAATCGCGTTTGTTCCAACATTAAGCGCGCCGGTACCACAATCTAGTACTACTGAAGTAGCGCCTGTGCCATTTCCTACAGTGATTGTTCTAGCAGCTGCGCCTGTACCAATATTAATCGCTTGTGCCACTGCATCGTTTCCAACACTAATAACACCTCCAGAAGAGTTAAGTTCTAGCACGCCTGCAGAATCTAAAAGAATAGCGTCTGTAGAGGTAACTGTAACATCACCCGTACCAGACTGTATAACTGTCGCAGAGGTTGTATTTGTTCCACCTACTGTTGTTGTATGCGCAGTTGCAGAAGCTCCAAATGATGCTCCACCAGTTCCACAATCAACATTCACCTGCGTTGCACCAGTTGGGTTGCCTAGAGTGATTGTTTTAGCAGCTGCGTCAGCCCCCAAGCTAATTGCTCCGGTTCCTGTTTGAAGCGTAAACGCACCGTTTGCACCATCAACGGCACAGCCACCTGTGCCATAATCTATGTCTATACCGCCTGCAGCATCTGACGCATCTATATTAATAGCATCTGCGCTAGCTATTCCTGCATCTAGAGTTATTCCTCCGACATCTGATATAAGCGCAACAGAAGCTACACCCGTTCCCTGATCAGCATGAAGCCTAATGGTTTCAGAGGTACCACCATCTGCATGTAAGTATATTACGTCTGCTGTATTATCATCTGCTGTTATGGTACACGTGCCTGCCGACATGGTAAAGCTATCAGCAACCGTCAAAGATCCTGTTATAGCAGGACTAGCATCTAAATTAAGCGTTACAGTATTACCTGCAGCAGATGTATTTAAGTTCGAGCCTCCAGCTATATTGGTAGCCCCTAAAAGCGGATTAGCTGTACCAGCATCTGTTGGAAATGAGCTTACAGTAGCACCTGATACTTCCATATTAATAGCGCCTGCACCATTTGTTATAACAAGCGTGCCACCACTGGAGGTGAGATTTGCCCATGATGGGTCAGCACCCGTTTCACCAATGAGCAACTGGCCGTCTGTACCTCCAGTTCCCTCAGCCGTAGTTATTTGCCAAGAAGCTACATTGGATGTAACAGATGCCAATACGTATACGTTATCATTTGCCTGATCAACCCAGAGCGTACCAGTTTCCGCTTTATCGGCGGTAGTTGGAGCTCGCTGAGCTATGATTGGCGTTGGAGCTAGATCAATTAGAGGCGATCCAAGCCCATAACCCACATTTCGTGTGATTCGATTAACTGCCATTTTGGCTCTCCTTATTAAGAATTAAAAATCTACTATATTTAGTGAAATATATTGAAATTATCTAATGCAAATAATTAAGATTATTTGTGTACACAATGTAGATGTTTCTTAACAAGGAGATTAGAATATGAGCCGCAAAGGCCGTAAAAGATTATCTATGGACATACCTATATGGCTACATGAAAAATTAAAAGTAGCAGCAAAAGGACGAAATATAACAATCACAAAACTTGTAATAAGAGCAATAATTAAAAGCTCTTAGCGCCTAGCTTTCTTTATTATCCAAGATATCTTTTGCTTAGAAACCCCTCTGTCCAGAAGATGTTTTCTCAAGCGAGAAATTTCCTTTGTATTATTAGAACGTATTGCTGACTTCATATCATCCATAACATTTTCTTCTTCTATCGCATTTCTTACAGTATTAATACGTTTGTTTATAGCACCTTGTGGTATCCCACCATCCTTCATCAAGCTTCTTATTGACTCTAACTTCTCCTTACTTCGAGCATTGTTTGGTTCACGAATTGCATCTTCTATATAAGGTGTAGCAGAATATGAAGTTATTGCCTGAGAAACTGGAAAGGCTCCAAATAATGATCCTACATACGGAGCAAGTCCTTTATCTGTAAGCGTAGACGTACTATATGGGAGTAATCCCTTAAGAAGATGCTTAACCCTAGATGGAATTTGTGCTAGTCCTTCTTTTCCTTCCCATGGAACTGATTTTCCATATTTCCAGGCAGGTTCAGCAAGCCACATCCCCCCTCCTTTTCTAGGAGTACCGCCAAATATTTGATCTGTAGCCATCTGTATTAATGGATTAGTCTTACTGAAAAATGAGCTTATTGGATCCACAAAGTGCCTAACAATCTCCTTTGCCTGCTTACCAAAATGACCAACAAGCTTTTTGCCTTTTGCATCCCTTCCAGGATTAAATATCTGACCTGCTATTTTTACATCTATATCAGGAAGCGGAAAGTTGTCCCATTTTGGACCACCTGTCATCAAGCCGCGCAGCGCTTTATTAACATCAAACTTAAGACCTTTAATAGATTTGTCTTTATCATCTGTTTGCTTCCATCCTGAATTTAAAAATTTTAACGCTCCATGAACGCCTACCATAGCAACACCATATCTCTTCCAAAAATTACGAGAAAGCTTTCCCTTTACTCCAGGTGCTGTAAAATCTAGGGCCTGTCTTATAGTTGACATTGTCCAATCCGGATATCCAACTAGCCTTCTAAGACCTGTTAAATTTCGTTTAGAATTAAAAAAATTCATATATTCCCAATTTTGACCACCATACATATTATTGCATAAGTCTGCAATATCTTGCTTGATCAACTTTACTTCTCTATTAGATAACTTTTCGCCTTTATTAATACGCTCAATTATTTCTGAATTGACATAATGATTATAAGTTGAAAGCTTTAGTCGAGGATGAAACTCTTCGAAAAGATTATTTGTACTCTTCTCAATCACACGAAGACTCTTTTTCGCCCCCTTTGTAGCTAGATTTTCTGGAAGCTGCTCTACACCCTTGGAAAGCAACTCTGTACCCTTAGCAAGCAAACCTGTTGCTTTTTGCCCTGATTCACGTGCACGATAATCTAATTTAAGCCCATGCTCTATAGCATCTTTCATTATTGCTTTATTCTGTTTAAGCCTACCACCTTCACTATACCAGCGCGGATTTTTAAACCCCATTGAACCAAGTTGCGACTCTAAAAGAGAAAAATAATGAAATGGGGATAACTCTACACGAGTAAATCGTATAATATCCCTAAGCTGATCAGTTTTTTCGAGTATTTTACCAAGTTTAGTAGGAGCTCTATATGACTCTTTAGAAAAGACACCCTGGAATGCTTCTGCAAACGCTGGATGTACCAACGCTGGAGAATCTGACGTTTTCCATAACTTTTTCGCAACCCGCCCTTCAGAACTAGGCTCTAATTTATAGGTTCTCAAAAAAACATCATCCATAGGAACATATCCTGCAAGCTTTGCATCTCTATATGCATCCCCATCAAATGAATTAACAATGAGTGGCTCAGGATTATTTTTTTGATGTTTAGCAACATCATCAAGAAGATTAATATTAGATATTGTTCTTATAATTCTATTGTCATAACTATTTATAAAATCAATAATATTATCATACCTAGGTTTTAATCCCGCCTCTCTAAATGCCTCTAAAAAAGTAAGGAATTGTTTTGGCTTAGAAAAAGGATTTTTTATTTTAAATTTAGATGTAACGCGATCCCATGCCTTATTAAACTGCTTAGTATTATACTCAAAAAGACCTGGCATATATATTTCACGCAACACTTCACGAGGATTCATATTTTTAGTGCGCGGATGCTTATTCCATTCTGCTGCCATTTTTGCAAAATGATTAGTAACATCTTTATCAACAAACTCACGCGCTGATTTTGGCAATCTCTTTACAAGTTTTTCTAATGAATCTCCTTCAACAAAAGGATTGCCAGTTTTTTGTTTGTAGTAAATCATTTCCTCTAACTGCTTTGATGTAAATTTGCCTTTGCCCTGGGCCCTTTCTAGAGCTTCTTTAACTTCCATTTGATTTTCATATATTTTTCTCTCTCTTACTCCTAAATTATCTCTTAATATCTCTTTAAACTTTTGCTGCTGTGTTTCTTTTCCGATATCTGGAAAACGTTGTTTTATTGATTCCTGCACACTCTTAGGGAGCATCTTCATAAACGCTTTAGTTCTAGATTTCTGTGTTGGCTTTGAAAGCTCCTTGAAAAACTCACTAGTTTTAGCTCTTGCTCCATGTGTCAACTTAAGCATCATAAGCTGAGCTGCATTATCAAACATTTGCTGAGCTGTTGGAAGCTTGCCCTCAACAAGAGCTTGCCCACCTGTAAGTCCAGCATACTCAAGCGCTGTACCAGCAACAGCTCTTCCAGGCCTTGTATCAAGCAACTTATTAAATTTTGGAATTTTTTTCATAAAAGGTAAAAATTTAGACATCCCAGCAGTTACAAGGCCTACTGTAGCAGATTTCCCTGTTTCCTTAGATATACGACCAGCTCTCTCTAAAAATTCTCCAAATGATAAGTTGTTACCTTTTTCAACAAAATCTCTATATTCCTGAAATGAATGCTTAATCAGTGACGGGAAGGCCATAGCACCAGCTGCGCCCCCTCCTAAAATACCTCCTGCAGTCCCAACTCCAGGTATCACAGATCCTATTCCTCCACCAACCAATGCTCCTAACTTGCCACCTGCCCAAAAACCCGGAACGTCAGAGATCAATTCTCCTGCAAGTGCCGCCATATGCTCTAACCAATTTTCATCTTTTGGAGCCTCATCTGGCTTATAACCAAGCAATAAACCACTGACCCCAGATCTCCCTCCTCTAGTGAACGCTTCTTTAAGAGGTGTAACATCTATTGCAGGCTTTTTTAATTTAATTGATAAATCTGTTGCAGCAACTGGATCATAATTTTCTGACCAAGGATTAGAAAGATCTAGCAGCTTCTCTTTTTCTGCAAGGTCTTTAAACATAGTTTTTTTTGTTTTAGGTACAACTTCATGCTCTTTTGCGAGTTCTTCAAACCTATTAGGCCTCTTTTCATCTGCCAATATCTCAAACCTATTAGCCATAACTAAACCTTATAGCCAAAACTTTTAGCAATTTTCATGGCTTTCTTAGGATCATTATTTGTCTTATCTAAAAAATACCGAATAATATCATCAGTTATTTCTACACTTGTAGCAATTTTTATATCAGAATCGCTAAATCCCTTATTTTTAAGATCAGATATAGCATCTTCTGCTAAAATATTCTTTTTTAAAAGGGCTTTTCTTATTTTTTTTAAGTGCGACATTCTGCTTTTTAAAGGTGGCGGGCCTAACAGGTCTTTCTGCTTTTTTCCAGGAACAACACCTTTTCTAATCAAAGAATTTAATATATTTCTTGGAAGTCCCCCTAAAACCTCCGATTCTTCTTTATCATACCCTAACTGACTCAATGCTCCTCCAATAGTGTCTTG